TCTGTAACGTATTTGCTGTAATACTTGAAGTAATAGCGCAGTTACGTGCAATAATATCTTGCATTTTTATAAAATTATAATCCATTTGAATTAATATTACGCCTAAGCGTTATTTACAACCTCTCCTTGAGAGATTTGATATTTACCCTCTTTAGGTATTGCGGAAGCTACTAATAAGGCTACTGCTCTTTCAACTATGTTTTTATGTATTTGGTCATTCAATTGACAATTAACTTGACTAGATGGGTCTTCTATATCAATAACTATATTAATAGGTGTTTTGACATAACGTAATGAATATTCCAATACAACAAAGTCTTTACCTGGAATTATTAGGTGAGACCTATATGTATTTGCATCAATAGTTATAGCAGCTCCTGCATTATTATCAACACCTGTTACTCCTTTTGTTGATATATTAGTTGCTGTGTCATGTGAATAGTTACCGTATTCTAATGTCCAAACTAAAGATTTATAAGGCTGTCTTTGTCCGTTATTGATGTACTCTTCATAATAAAGCTCATCAATTAACATTGTCTTAATGTTACTGCGTATAGCACATCCGCTTTTCTCAACACTAGTTCTAATCAATGTAGGGAATAAATACTCATTTGGTACTCTAACAAATACCCCATATTGAATTGAATTAGAATCTTCATGGGGCTTAGCTAATGCTCCATTCTCAGCAGTACCTACCATAAAATCGTCATTAGCTTTAGTATATACTGCACCACCAACAACTAACCCACTTAATTGCAATAACCTTAACTTATCATCAGAATAACCAACACCTCTCGCATTTTTATCTGGCATGAACATATCCATAATTTCATCTATCTGACCAGTATTCAATGCTATTTCAATATCCCTATCATCGAAAGTCTGCCCCCTTATTTCAGAGGCATCCATTCGAGATAGTACTGCATTACGCATTGTATTTGCATTCATACTTTATCTTTTATCACGGTAAGAAGTAATGCGTTGTTTCAGTACTTCGTATATATTACTCTTGCCGTCATCAGATTTAATATCATTAATCCAGTGTATTACATCACCCTCACTAGATCCAATGTGTTCACCATTACTATAACCTAAATAATAACCGTTTACCCCTTTAACGATAGCTCCAGCTGCTACAGCTAAGTAGAACTTCAACATATCATCAAAAGTAGTAGATTCAGCTACAAGTAAGAATGACTCTGTATTTTTTTCAATATAATCAAATATACCGGCTTCAAGTTTCTCAGTAGTTATGTTTCGTTGTATACGATTATAATCGCCATTAAATAGCATTAACATCATATCCAATAGCTTAGACCTATTTCCTTTAATATCATTAAGAGTCATATATGCTTTAAGTTTACGATTACCCTCGGTAATAGCTCCCCTATTAGCATCACTTTCATACTCCATATAATATAAATAATCCCTATTTAATCTCTCTTCCCATGAAGGTGCAATTAAATCTATATTAGCCTTAGCTATAATATATTTAATACAGTCCATAGGATTATTGAGATGCAATATAACAGGATCTACTCCTAAACTCAAAACATATCTCTTTTTACCAAACCAAGCATTATTATCTAGTTTGGTTGGTAATAGCCATCCTGGTTTACGATTACTATCTATTTTCTTCTCTAAATCGGCTTGCTCTTTAGCTGTCATTATAGCATACATACCGCTACTATTTCTTGGAATATCTGTTTCCCATGCTGTACCTTCAAGCTTTATATACCCATCTGATGTCTTGCTTAGTGTCGGATCTGCCTTCTCAGGTACTAACTTAAGTATAACTGTTTCATCGGTAAATAACTCTTTATATTTAGACATTATAATAAGAACGTTGTACGTTAGGTCTGTATATCATAGTATTCTTAGGATTCTTTATGATAACCATAAATTGACTCATTCTATGTTCACTCCAAGCATCTTTTGCACTAGCTATAAAGTCGCCTCCTAATTTAGCACCAGTAGCACTATAAGGATTACGGAAACCAGGCAATATACGGAACTCATCTGTCATATCTTTAACATAGCGTAATTCAATATTATCAACACCTTTAGTAGTACCCATATCCATAATATGATACTCATAGCTACGTGCATACCCACCGTCTGGGTGCTTTAATGGTGTTCTGTCTGTATCATCTAACATAGGGTCAAACATAAAGTCCATCATAAAGCCACTTGGACTTTCATAACGTCTAAATGAATAACCAAAGCCAAGTTTGCTACGTGCGCCAAATACTTGATCATTAGGATGCAATGTCCAACCTTTAACCTTTTCAGCAATAGCATTATGTATTTGACGTAAACCTCTTGTACCAGATTTAATTACATAGTGTGTCTTATCTGACGCATTCTTACCAACTCTAAGAGTTAGAATCTTCTCTTCAAACTCATCCAAATCAAAAGAGTTATAGTAATTAAGATTACCTCTTTCCATTTGAGGAACAAGTCCATCACCTTCTGTAATTTCAATACCACTACGTTCGTCAATATCATCATAATTACCTTCATCATTCATGTTATTCCTACCCCATACTAGAGTATTGTTCTTCAAATCATCGAATAACATATCATTAGTCCAAGTACGATATTGCGACCAAGTATACATAGCCTTACCATTATCATCTCTCCAAGCAAATGCAACAGGACGAGTCTTCATATTACCAGGTACATCATCCTGAGTACGAACACTAGACCAAGTAAATGTACGAGCATAAGGGCTGCTATATGATGGCTTAGCACCTTTCATAGAGTCAGTCATAGGTACTGGGGCACCTTCTCTTGTAAACGTATGACCTGCTTGTAGTTCCTGTGGTGGTACAAATCGTTTCTTGTCTCCCATCAATTCACAAACATAATCAAAATAACTACCGTTCTTAATAGGGTCGCTAACAATACGAATACGATAGGCATCGTTCATTCCTACAACAACCATTACATCACTGAATAAAGCTGTCTCAAAGGTAAGAGTAAATCTAGTTTTATTAATACCGGGTCTTGCCATATCAGGCGCAGTATAAGACACCAATACAGCCTTACGCATACCCTCACCGTAAATCATAAAGTTAATAGGATCATCTGTATCTTCATACTTAACCTTAGCAATCTGCTTCAAGTAAGTTTCACCTGTCATACCTTTACGATTAGCAGTACCTACATAAGTCATTACTGTTTCACCCCACTTAGGTGCAATCTGTCTGATTTTAGATAGATGGGTCTTAGTTGTATATCCGCTCCAAGATTGCTCTGGCTCAAATAAAATCCCGTCTGTTCTTGCTTTAAAGCTTGTTGTTGACATTTAAAATAAATGTTATTAATTTATAGTTTCAATCCCTGAAACAAATTACTTAAACCACTGATGCCATCTGCATAATTCTTATCAATAGCTTCTTCTGTTTTATTAGTACCTCTTTTATTCTTCTTTGATTTAGTTACCTTTTCAACTTCTTTAGCTACCTTATGATGTAACTTAACGGATAGTGCATCTAACTTACCATCTTGACCAAGTACTCCTTTATTTAATAAATAATTAATCTGTAACAATATAGAAGGGTCTCCTTCAATAGCTTTATTCAATGCGGTTATAGGTATTCTTGTACCATTATTTTCTCGTATTTCTACAGGCTTAGCTAGCATATCGAATAACTTAAGTCTATCTACATCAGATACTTTATTCCCCCATAACTCCTTTGTCTTATCCACATTAGCTTTAATACCTGCAATTCTTTCATCATTCTGTTTTCTAAGATTAGTTGTATTAGCAATAGCTTTTTCATCCATTTCCTTAACTGCCGTCTTATGCATTTCTATACCTGTCTTTCTAGCAGCTAATGCTTTTTTAACTATAACTTCACTATCTACGGCATAGTTAACCATACCGTCAATATCTCCTTTATTTACACCAGTATCCTCTAAATACTTACGATAAATATCCTTAGCTACTTCACTATCCTCCTCAATATCTTCTTCTTTTACTTGTTCGTAATCAAATGCTGATTGCGATTCACTAAGTAATGTATTAAGAGGTGCCCCATTACGTAAAGCAACAAGTAATTGCTTATACTCATCTGGGATACTAGATACATAAAAATCATCCATCATACTAAGTAAATCATCAGCAGACTTCAAATCTCCTTCTACTATACCTAATTCATTAGCAATACTAGATAGTACTTTATACTTATCTGCTTCTTCTAATTTAGAAACTTTACTTAATATAGCATCACCATCTTCATCATCATCTTCATCTTCTTCCGACTCTTCTTTATTATCACCTTCACTATCTTTTTCTTTAGATTCAGCTTCCTCTTCTCCAATAACCTCTAACTCAGAAGAATTAATAGATTCTTCCTTTTCGACACTATCATCGTCGCCAGTACCATCATCCTTCTTTTCAGGTGTAACAAAAGTATCGTCTATTATATCTCCTTCTTCCAAATGAGCATCTAATTCTAGATCCTCAGGACTAAACGCATCAGCCATGTTATTAATATTAATTGTTAATATATTAACTATTTAGTAATAGTCTTTCTTTTACTAACCTCAATCTTCTTATCTTCTATTCTTTCTTTAGCTTCTATTTCTTCTCGTTTAACATCATTATTCATTTCGGTTACTTTAATTTGTACATTATCTTGTATTCCATCATTGTCGGTATCTCTCAATATGGCTGATTCTTTAACTGCAAGTTCTCGGTCTAACATATTCATCTCATGATCATACTTCATCTGGTCTCTTTTCATTTCAAGTTCTATTATAGCAGTCTTAGCTTCTTGTTCAGCAGCAGCTTGAGCTTTTATTGCTTCTTGTTGTCTAGTCCTTGCTAGTTCTTCTAGTTCACTATGCAACTTGCGCAGCTTAGCTATACTATTTGTACTATGTGCAGCTATAAGAGTACTAACATCTCCATTACCGCTTGAAAATTGTTGTTGTAAAGCATTCCTTAATATCTGAGCAAAGTTAGTATTCTTTGTATTATCAACAGGGAATATACCCATTTCCTCATATGAGATAGCTCCACCATTAACCTTAATGGTCATCATCTCTTTATCATCTTTAGCATATTGTAATAACGTATTATCTTCTGCATGTGAAAACTTAATAGCTTCCATAGCCAATCCATAGTACTCAAGCCTAGTTTTATCTAACTCATTGAAATAACCTTCAGTAATATGATTGCTCTGTATAGTACTTCGTTCGACATTACCTACAAGTTCTCTTGCTGATATCTCCCCTAATCTCTGGTCAGTAATACCAGTAACTTTAGATATAATACTTTCAACTTTACTTAGTATATCTATATAAATATAAATACTATTACTAAGTTCCATATCAATACCTCTACCTGTTGTATTATAAGCACCAGCTAATTTACCCATAGCTAATCCTTTATCTCCAGACTTAAAGCTATTAACTACAGCCACTTGATGTGCTTTAAGATAATAAAGCCATAACTTAGGATTCCAACCTTCTGGCATCTTAGCCATATCCAATTCTATGACCTTACCTATATTCTTAGCTAACAAATCTTCAAGACGAGCAAATACCATATCATAATAATAAGATAATGACCTACCTCTATCCATTAAACTCCTAGCCTTACCTTTAGCTGTTATATTATAATTGCCAAAGTAACCACTCTTACTTTCAAAAGGGTCACTGTAATTTCTAAACTGTAAATTACTTATTTTATTCCTAGCCCAAATGTCATTAGCTATTAATACAGTCTCATGCCATTCTGTCCACCATTTCTTTTCTACCTCTTCTCCTTTAGATTTATCTATTTTATATTTCTCGGAAACATATCTATATGTAATCTCTCCATCAATATATTCTTTCAATCTATATACTTGCCTAAAGCCTTTCCATTTTACAGTAGCTATTCTTATATTACCGTCTCCGTCATATACCTGATTGATATTAGTATTAGAGTTAGTAAATTTAGATAAAGTATCTATATCTTCAAACACTAATGTCGGAAACGTATCACTATCTCCATTACCCATACCACCAAATATAGAACCTATTTGACTACTTTCTTTCTTACCTATTAATACGTCAATATCAGATTCCTTTAAATCATCTCTATATTCTTCTATAATGCTACCTACTGGTCTAAATTCAACTTCAACTATTATCTCAGCATCAGCAACCTTAGAACTACCTCCATCTCTAGCGGTCAATGTCATCAATGAATCACATTGCCTAACATTAGTTTTACCATTAACTAATTCAACTACTCCTATCTTTTCTCCAACTATCAAATACGTCTTCAATAGGTCTTCATCTGTTGACTTAAAATCCAATAATAAACTATAATAATTAAGTAATTCATCTATTTGAATCTCTGCAATACTACGTGGGTCTAACTTCTGAAACTCATCAAGTCTACCTTTTATATACTCTTCGTCTAATGACTCATCAGTATAAAATTCTTGCATCATAGCAATAAACTCTTGCTTTCTACTATCTAGCTTTGCACTAATAGAATCAGGATTAACCGATACTATGGTATATTCAAATTCACGCTTACTTAACTCTCCCATAAGCAAATCTACTCTCGGTGATAATAAAGGATAGTGTTGGAATTTAGGTGCAAACTTAAACTTGTCAACCCCTATCGTATTAAACGACTCCTCCATATTCTTTTCATTTATTATCCCATCATACAAATCAAATAATTCAATCTTCTCAGCATATGTTTTCCTGCCATAATCACCCTCGCGTAAGGCTAAATTAAATGCAGCTTTAGCTGATTCTTTAAACCATTCATCTGTCTTCTGTGAAGTAGACACCTTCTGTATGGGCATTCCGTTCTTCAATTCATATTCTTTCATTAATATAAAATTATTCTATTTATTATAATGTAAAGAGCAAAAATACAACTTAATACTTATATAGCAAACTCCGACTCTATATCATATTTTAAGGTATGTAAGAAAGAATCTCTATCTTCTTTATTATTAAATGCCATATTATACCATTCGTTATTCCTATCAATATTTATATTGCCTTCTCCACTTTCAACTTCTATACTTTCTAACTCTTTATCTAATATCATAACCATGCCCATGGCTACTACTCTATCGAAGTTACCAGCTCCATATCGTAATAACTCTCTAAGTAAACCTATAGAGTTAATACTATGTAGCATATATCTACCGTTATCTAATATCTCATCCCTACTCAATAACCAATTCTTAATTAAAGCAACATATGCAGTTATTATAGGAGCACTAGCATGACAACCATAAGGCCTATTTACCTTACTATTAGGACTAATCTGCTTTATATATCCTGGCTGTTCGGCTAATAAGTGTAAGTTATTATACTTCTCAAAGAACTTATCGAATCCAGGTACTTGGTTTTCATAGTTAGCTCTAGCATTATAATACAATAACAAATACATAACTTGTCTATGAAAGTCATCTGTATTATTTGGTCTACCTACATATTCAGCTACAATACGTCTAGTTATTCTATCAAATACATAACATGCTCCAACAGATACACTATCTACACTTGTATCTTGCGCATAAGGGTCAATACCTGCAATATATCTATTTTTAAATACTAATCCTTTAGAATTCCTATCCGGTTTATGATACAGAACAATAGCTCCTTTTAAATCTACTTTATTATCTATCGGATAATCATCTAAAGGTATATCTAAATGAGTATGTTCAAAATCTAAAACACCTTCCTTGTTCATTATAAATCTACCAATCCATCTAGAGTCTAACTCTATTCCATCAGACATTAACTCACTAAGCCTATCGTTTATCATCTTAGCTGGGAAAGTTATACCTAACGTAACCATTAATGCCTCAGCTGGAGTCTTAGGTTGCTGTGTTACAAATGTATCGTAATCACCAGCTCCCATACTTTTCTCTCTCTTCTTATCCAATAGCATCTCTGCATATTTCCTAAAGCTATTACCTTGACCATCAACACATTGTTTCTTTTTACCATCTACTTCTACTTCTCCAGGATAATACCACATGTCATCTATAAACCACCCGCAATTACCTTTACCATGTTCATCATATATATTCTTATATTCCTTAAAGCCATAGGCACTAGGCTTATAGAATATTTCAGATAAATCAGCACTACCTCCACCTGTCATATCTCCACCTGTACCCCATATCATACTAACTCCAGTATAATAATCTCCCTCTCTATATGTAGGTTCCGATATTCTTAATGCTTTTCTTAGATTCTTAAACTTACCTGCTTCTTCGAATCCCATAAAGTCAACACTTTCTCCAATACTCTTAAACGCATTATCTTTAAAACTAGCAAATCTTACTTCTGCTAATGACCCTTTCTCTATCTCTCTACCTTCAAATCTATCTACATAGCTAGCTTTAAAATGCTCAAGTGCTCGCTTCTTATGTCTATTCTGTCCAAATTCAGTATTAGCATCTAAATGATTAACTGTAAACCATACAGCATCTAAT